TGATAGATGCTATTGCTTGCCCATACGTATTCCCACTCGTTAATTTAGTCATGGCAGACCATGTTGCTCCACCATCCGTAGACTTTGAGTACCTCAAATTGTTTGCTGTAGTATCCGTCGCATCCGTTCCATGCCACGCAACATGTATAACCCCTGACGAATCAACTACGGCTGATGGGTTGGATTGGTCATATGTTGAGCCATTATATACTGTGTTAGCCATAATCCAATTTGATCCGTTGTAATATCCGTTGTAGATAAATCTATTTCCTGTCGTGACAGTGTTATAAAAAACGATTGGGTAGCCATTACTTTTAATTACAACGCATGGATTCGTACAATCTAAACTTGTTTGTGTTGTTAATTGTGTAGGCGTTGCCCACGTTACCCCTCCATCCGTACTGCTTGACACACGGATGTTGAAAGAATTGCTGTATGTGCTATTTTTTGAACTCCATGTTGCCCATAGTTTTCCGTTTGTGTCGATGGTGAGAGAACACCCGCTAAAAGCTGTTTGTCCTGTGTCAACCGATGACCCAAATGTAAATGTTGAACTCACCGTAGTTGCATCAAATGTAGCGTAATCGACTGTTGTATATGATGTTGATGTTACGGTTGACAATAAGTATATTTTCGTACCACTTGAAACAATAGCCAAACTTACACTTGTTGCCGGATATGCTTTTGATGTTAATAGTGTCCAAGTTGATCCATTGTCTGTCGATTTATAAAAATAAATCGTATTAGTTCCAAACATTACCGCAACCAACCATCCGTTTGAAAGACGAACCAATTTCCTCCCTGAGCCTGACGTATTATACGCAGAACCAACCACGCTAACAGGAGTAGAACGGTCATAAGTGGCTGTTGAACTCCACCCACCAAATTTCATCACCTTGTTTACCGTATCCACAATCACTGATGATCGGCAAACCGTTGCATTAATTTTGTAAGCCTTAGTTAAAGCAGTCACCGTCAACGTATTCCCTGCAATAGCAGTAATGGTAGGACGTTCTAGGTTAACATCATCAAATACCGTGATTTCCTGCCCTATCGCAAAGCCAGTAGCAGAAGCGACAGGAATAGACGTTGCTCCAATGGATAAAGCGGTTGTAGAGTTGGATTTTGTTGTATCAATCTTGCCAGCGTTGTAAGTGAATGTCCGTCCATCCATCAAATCGTAAAACTTACCCGTGTTTCCTAATGCTCTACCGTCAATGTCCGCATATGCGAGAAGATGGGCGTTTTCACGTTCCAGCTCGTTTATTTTTGTTGTGAAAGACTGTAATGAATTATTTACAGTTGTATTTACGTTGTTCTGTACGCTGTTTATTGCACCAGTTAAAGAAGATTTATCAGTAGTTTGTAAAGTCGACAAATCACCAATTTTACTAGCTGTTACTTTGTATTCAGTCGTGTTATAAATAGGCAAAGATAAACCTGTCGCCAAAGCAGCAGACTGTGTATATGTAGTTGAAGTAGTGCTTCCTTGTTTAGTCTCCGTTCCAGTTGCAGTTGAAATATAAATATTTGCACTTGTAACATTTGTTGGAAGACTGGGAATTGTCACCGTGATCGTGCTAGTTGAACCTGTTGTTGTGATACTTGCTTCGGGACTTGCTAATGTTTCTCCGTTTGCATTTACCCATGTATATTTCACATAGTAAGTTGCTGCCGCCAATGAACCACCTGTGGTTGCAGTAGTAAGACTAGGGGTTGTATTTGGGTTTGCGATTAATGTAGATTCATCTATTAGTGAACCTGCATCTACTAATTCCCAAATTCCTGAGAGTGGGGCTTTTATTTTTGCCATTAAATATTTCACCTCTTTGAAAAGGATTTTAAAAAATAAAAGCAGACGAAAATGTCTGCTTGTGTTTAAATTATTATTTAATATTTATATTGCTCGCTTACTGATGACGTACTTATTTCTACTGTCATTATTTATAATTATTACAAATACAGAATCGCCTTTGTTAAACGTTACATCAGGATTACAAGGTATTTTTTGCGACTGAATTGCTCCGTCTACATATACATTAAGCATAGTTGAGGATATTACACTTTCTACTTCTCCTAAGTGCCATTCACTTTTTAATAAATTTTCATTTTTTAATATGGAATAAACAATTTGAGAAACTACTTCTGCAAATTGATTGTCTTTATTCATGAATATCACCTCAAATGAAAGACCAGTCATCAATCATATTTTTGAATTTCACACATTCAACATTCATTAAGTCAGGTATCAAGGGCAAATCAAAACTTGTGATTCTATATCTCCCTGTAACGCTATTTTCTGAATCTTCAATTCCAATAACGTCCCCCACATCAAACAAATAGAAAGGGGAAAGTTGAAGACTAACTCGTTCAGCATAACCCAATCTCCGCATCAGTTCATATTTTGCTCTAGTCTTACATTCCATTACGGAACTAAGAAGAGGGTCGCTGTTACCCGAATTATGTTCATACACAATTCTACCTATCTTTTGAGTAGAATATGGATTTCCTTGCCAAAAATTAGGTACATATACTCCAAATGTAATATCATTCAATGATGCTGAAACTGTATTATCAGGAGATGTAAAATTGAGTTGATATTGTATTTTTAATTGGCTTGAATCCGTAACCGAACCAATAAACTGACTACCATTATTAACTGTTTGATATGCTGACCATGTTGTTCCATTATCTGTAGATGTTTTAACTTGAACAGCAATACTTGTATTTGTTGGTAGAGTTGAGTTCCATTTAACAAAACCATTATTGAGACTCTTTGTTGTAGTTCCAATGCTAAACGTTGGTGAAACATATGTGCCTGTTGTTGATTTATACTCTGATTGAATAGTAATCGTCATATCTTCTAAATCAGGCATAACTGAACCATCTGTAGAACTTAATGTTTGTCTAACTTGTAATTGAGTGTTTGCTAAATTTTGTCCTAATGTCAGATTAGGAATCACGCTACCACTCGTTGAAACAGTTTGCCATGTACCCCAAGTCACCCCTCCATCTGGAGACGTTCTGGTTTCTATAGTTAAGCTTGAGCCTGTTAAAGTATTTGCTGTCCATGAGATAGTTGTTTTTCCACATGTTCCCACAGAAGATATATCATAAGCAGGAGATATACGATTACCTGATACTGCTTGATTTTTATATAATCTGATATAATCTATATCCATTGTCGCATTCTCTGTGGTTGCCCATTCAAATATCCAACCTGTAATATTGCCACCTGTTTTCCATCCTGCGCTCCCAACAGACATATCTACCAAAGCTGTATGCCATTGTCCATCTGCATAAATATCAGGTACAGTTACAACGGCAGATTCAGATTGTGTAGTATAGGTTGTATTTAAATAATAAATCTTCATTTGTGTGCCAATAGAAGATGTGATGCGATATCTAATTGCCATGTATTCACAAACCGTAGGATCAAATGAACCTAGTCCAGTCATATTAATAGAGGCATTTTGTGCAACAGAAGTGACATTTAATATACTATTGGATACAGAGTTTACAAGTGTATTTTGAACAGTGTAAGGCTGTGTACTCCAATCTTGAAGGAAAGCGTCCACACGCTGAATTTCTAAACCTGCATCATATTGATTATTGGTATTGGGAATTTCACTACTACGAACAGACACAACATTCGAGAGAGTACCACTATTAAAATCCGATTCATAAGTTTCAATAATTGTTTTGTCCGTTCCATATTGAGAAATACGTAAAGATACATCATTGGGGTCAGTTCCATTTGCGTTTATTGAGGAAATATTGGTAAATGTTCCCGAAGAAAAATCATCTTGGATAGTAAATATTTTCGTTAAATCTTGTGTGATATCTTCGTCTACAACAAGGTCATACACATAAGTTGCGGTTTGTGCCGACCCCCCGATGATGCGAATATGATTGCTTAACTCATATTCGTCAAATTTACGTATATTTCCAGCGTAAAATCGTTCAGTGGAATCACCATAAGTATATGTCCATGTTAAAGGCTCTAGGTCAAAATTGGTTTCATATTTTTGCAAACGCAAATAGCCATTAACATCATAATATAGATAGCATTGTGCAAAATCAGCCAAGTCCTGCATTGCTTTCCATCTATTATCAGAAGCGGAGTAATTAAATTCATAAGGGACAGTAGTAGATATTGAATCAAAGTTGAACAGAGTTTCACCACCATCTTGAGCAATTAACTTGATGACATCTCCAATGTTTCCACCTGCTTCAATTTTCAATTCATTTAGGAATTTCCCTCTTTTGTCTGTGAATAGATACGCCTTATCTTGACCTGTTAAAAATGTCTTTTTGCCATTGAAATTGTGAGTGTCATAAGGTTCAGTTAAGATAAAAACTCCCTGTGGCACATACACGATATCGCCAGATGTATTCTTTAATCCAATGTATATTTTAACTCTTTTGTCGATCCAAATTAATTTTCCCGTGTCTCCCCAATCAAAATCGTTCTTTGTATTATCTAGAGCAAAAGAGAAATTTCTACGAATTGGTCTATCTGAACTAACACTGATTTTACCTAAATCATCTTTGGTGACTTGCTTGGTAAATTCGCTTATGTATGTCATGTCACTTTTAAAGAACTCAATCTTGAGGTACGCTTCTTTAATTGGCTTTTTCATTGCAGTGATGAAATCTTGAACTGTATATATCATATGATTAAATCACCACCTATTCAGTCATGAAAGTTTCATAATCTTCTATTTCAGTACAATCTATTTGTACATGAATATAATCATATCCTTGCCATGTATTCTGAGGATTAGAAACTTTTAAATTTGATATGTCACAAATAAAAATACGACCATCGCCAGATTTGACAATATATGGCTTGTGATTTTTGATAAAGTTATTTAATATATTAAAATACTCTTTACTAGACCTTTCATTTTCAGAAGGTATAAATACACCACTCAATGTAAAATTGTGATATTGCTCATCATAATAATAATATTGTGGATACTTTGACAATGTTTTAATTTCAACTCTACCTTGATTAAACGTTGTTTCCATATCTCCTAAATTTCCAATTGCTTTATCAAATGAAAGTGTTTTATTGGTATCCTTGTCAACAATCCACCAACCCGTAAAGTCACTTGTAACTGATATTTCATTTGGCACACCGAAAAGTCCGTTTTCTCCAACAGGAACAATAGAGTAAATGTATGTATCATTTGCTTGAGCATAATCTGTGTAAGTCACATTTGTCCCTACTTGATAAGGTACATATCCTAATGTGATAGGTGTAATCTCATCAGTCTTCCTTCTTTTAATAGCAAATTGAGTAATTTGTAATCCGCCATTATCAATGGTTCCTGCTTCTAAATTCCCTTGAAATCTAGTTAATAGGTATGTATCAATTTGCCACGTGTCCTTTGATGATGTGAGATTGACAGAAGAGTTTGTGCTACTTCTAACATGGAGTTCATCAACAACACACCTTTTTATTTGTATATTATTTATATTAGTGATGGTCAAAATATCACCTCCAATCGGTTTAACTTAGAGCCTGAGCAGATAAATTTAATGTACTACCTGTTTGTTGGATATATAGATAATATGAATTTCCAGCAACAGTATATGTGCTTGCTAATATTTTAACCCCATTAATTATAGTAAATAAATTAAACGCTCCATTGGTATATTCAAGTGTAATCAAACCATTATTTCCAATTAAGCGTAGGAGTTCAAAATCACCGTTTTTAGGATTAATTGTATTTACCCAAACAACAGATGTGTTTGATGGTTGTGTAGTATCTACGTTTACTCCTAGCGTTTGTTCTGTTGTTTGAGTTGAATCTACAACCCATAAATTTGTGATATTAATTGGTGTTGTATAGCTACTCACAAATGAAATACTTTGAGGTGTTGTTTTTGAACTGTCTACAAGCCAAATCGTATTCACATTATTTGTTGGTTGGCTTGCACTTACAACTACATCTGTTGTATCTGAAAATTGAACATTAGTAACCGTATCAATCCATAATTTCAATGTAAAATCTTGATCTATAGTAAAACCTTTGTCGAAAGTAACATTCCCAGATGTAACATCTAGTTTTTCATTATTTATATAAGTTGTACTTGTAGAGGTTCCAGTGATTTGATTGACATACCAAGAGAGATTGATACCTGCGTTATCTACATTGGTGGCAACAATATTAGAAGATAAATTTGGTTGTGCAAATGATGTTGTAAATGATACTTTTCCACTTGTACCAGTCAAACCAAGAGAGCTTGTTGCAAAAAATTCAATATAATACACTTTTCCCGTGTTCAAACCAGTAAAAGTATAAGATAATGGAGTGGTAGTGGTAATAGGGGATTGATCGATTAAACTTTGGGATGAATCATATAAATACGCAATCCATGAACGTAAGGATATTGATTGCCCTTGAGAATAAGTGGCTGAGAACACGTTTGATTGTGCTGCTACTGTTCCAATTGGTGATACGGTTACTACAGGACGAGAACTAGTTTGAAAAATACAGAAATCCGAGACGGCTGAATTATTATTTGAATCATAGACTGTGATTTGAGTCTTGTATTCCAAGCCATTTATCAGATTACCAGAAGTCAAATCATAGTAAAGACTATATGAATTTGTTTTAGGTAAACTCCATGCTAGAGTTCCGTCAGAATTTTTGTAGATGTTGATTGAATACGCTACCTGTGTGTCACCCGAAGTACTCCAAGAAATTCGATTTATCTCTGCTGAATCTATCGTTTTCCCTGAGAGCGATATGTTATATGGTTTCTGGATAGCCATTAAATTACTTCACCTCCTTAGTAAAAAAATAAGAGGATATCTATTGTAGAATATCCTCTTATAAAATGAGTTTTATTAAGTTGTCTGTGAACGTACAAGAACCCTCATAGAATCGAGGAAACTGAGTGCGTCATCGGTTTTTACTGTTACATTGGAAATATTGTAAACTGTACTCTGGTCAACATTCTGCGGTTGCTTATTCATGATTGAACTCAAATTAGGCATAATCAATTTAGGTAAATTACGTACTAAATTAACAGCCTTTAAGATGTTACTTGTATCCACTTGATTCAATACAAGTTCCTTTTGGTGTAGAATAGCGAGTTTACCGTCTGTGAATCCTGAACCAGTATATCCACCAGTGTCAAAACTTGGAGGAGATATATTTCCACTTGAACCAGATCCACCATTATAACTATTTCCTCTGTCACCATCCCCATCTCTAGTGTTATTGTAATCATCAGAGCGATTATTGTCTGTTGTACTCCAACTACTAGACCCATCACTATAACCACTACTAGGATTATGACTCCAGCTATCTGTACCAGAGTTCGATCCACCACTGTAGTTTGGACTTGGTGTGTACCATTGAGTAGGAACGCCTGGAAGTGAGTAAATTGGAGGAGGAATGACAACAGGTTTAATTTGTATCTGATTTAATGCCTCATATGCTGCTTTAATTTGGCTAACTAGATTAGTCACTTCGCCTCTAAAGTTACCCATAGAAGAAATCTGACCATTAAACCAGCTATCCATAAGTTGACTTTGAGTTAAAGTACCGTCTTTAGCTGCCTGAATTAAACGATCCCAATGACGAGAAGTTTCTTCCTCAAGTTGTTGATCCTTCGTTTTAGTCTCGTCTAACTGTTTCTTTAAAGTATCAAGAGTATCCTCTTTTGCCTTCTTTAAGCGGTCAACCTCATCTTGAATAGCCTTTTTGATGTCATCACGTTGATATTGTTGAAGTAATTCATCACGTTGCTTTTGAAGTTGAGTAACCTTTTCATGGTCAAACGAAAGAATCTTACGCCCATCTGATGTAATGTATTCTGTTCGTTTGTCATTTAGAGCGTTATTTAACTCCTCGTTGACTTCATTCAGTTTTTTGATACGCTCTTGTTTATCGATCTCATCATCAAGAAGTTTGAGTTTCTTTTCTTGTGCGTCAATTTGGTTATCATATGATTTTTCAACAGCCTTGATATTATCTTCAAGATTTTGTTCTTGTTTATCATGCTGTTGTTTCATGTAGTCTAAAGCATCTTGTTTTAGAGTGGAGAGTTTATCAGCGATTTGATTATAGAGATTTTGTCTATCATTCTGAATCTCTTTTTCCATTTGTAACTGTTTTAATAAGGAATCATTTAAGTCCTTCTGTAATTCCTTGTATTCAGTTGAGTCTTGCTTATATGAAGTCATTTTATCTTTAATGGCTTTTTGTAACTTCTGTTCAACATCAATCTGTTGGTTCAAAAGGGCAGTTTGTTTGACCAATTCTGAACGATATTGAGGAGAAGTTTCATTATACAACTCCATTGTAGCTTTAGATATACCGAGTTGAGTATTAATGTCATCAATAGCTTGTTTTTGTTCATTTAATTCACTTGTAACTTTATCAAAATTTAACTTTTGAACCTGCTCTTGTAGATTCCACCAACTAATTCCCAATTGCTGTAATTTATCATTTAATTCATCAACCTGAACCGCAGTTAATTTATGCTGTTCATCTGCTTGCTCATTGGCTGCTAAAGTGGCACGAATGGCTTCTGCTTCTAGGTGGAGATTATCTTGTTTTTGCTTAAGAAGTGGAATTTGTTTATCCAATTCATCACGATACTCTTTGGATGCTTCATTGTATTGGAATAGGTGAGATTTTGAGCCTTCAATGTCTTGGTCAAGTTTTCTATTGGCTTCATCATAGCCAGCTAACGACTCGGTTATTTCATCCCAACTTAATTTCAAAATCTCTTCTTTTAACTTGGCAATCTGACTATCAAAATCAGCTGTTTTCAACGCTGCTTCGTCTGCAACTTTGACATAGGTGTTCATGGACTTGGAAATTCCGTCTACATCCGAACCACTAAATTGATTGTAGAATTCATTAGCATACTGCATACGCTTATTCATCATTGGAGTTCCTGGTCGCTCAAACTTATCAGAGAAGTACTTAGTTGCATCACTTGCAGACATTGAGTTTAACTTGTCTACGGTTACACCTTGACTTCCAGATGAAATTTCTTTCCACAAATAACCAAGTTGCGCTTCGAGTGATTCATAGGATGCTCCAATTTGTTTCGCATATTCTATTACACCTTGTCTACGTTCACCTAACCACTGTGCAATACCTAGACCACCAGAGTTGTCATCTGTGTTCAAACTATTTTCTTGTTGAAGATTGCCCATAATCCCTGCTACTGCGTGTGCATTTAGACCCTTAGAAGAAAGGAAACTCCAAATTTTCGAGGCGTTACCATTGCCACTGACAGATACAGAAGAAGAGCTATCGGATACAGGGGTATTCTTAGCAACTTCTTGTTCACGTTTCTTCTCTTCTTCAAGAAGTTTGATACGTTGCTGTTTAAGGTCAATTTCCTTTTGGATGAGAGCAATTTTTTCTTGTGAGCCTTTTTTAGCCTGAGACATGAGATATTCTGTGTTAGCAATATCAGCTTGATTGTTTTTGAGTTTAATTTCGTATAACTTTTGAAGATGTTCTTGTTCGTTTTTGTAGGCTTGCGCTACCTCATCTGCTGATTTTTTTGCATCTTTTTCGCCTTTATCATTCTTTAATAAATCTTCTTTTGTTTTATTTAAACCATCTAAATGAATACCAAGTTTTTGAGCCTCGGCTTCTAATTCTGCGATTATCTTTTTCCCTTCTTCTGAAACAGGAGCCTCTTTCATTTTATTTAATTTATTGGTTAATCTTTTTTCAGCTTCTGCTCCTGCGATATCACTAGAAGGATTTTGAGATTGTTTTTCTAGTTTTGCAACTTCTTCGATTGCTTTGGCTTCTAGAATCCTGAAGTTAATTCTAGCCTGAACTTCTTTAATTAAATTTTTAGTTTTCTCAATTTCGCTATTGATACCTTGAACTTGTTCTTCTTTTTGAGCTTTAACCATTTCAAGAACAGCATCTTTACCCTTACCAATAGCTTCTGTATAATCTGATTTTATTTTAATTAATTTCTGTGTCGTGTCAGAACTTAATTCACCAGTTTTATTCAGTTCATGCTCTGCTTGATTTAGAACTTTAAGTGTTGATGTTTGTTCTTTAGAAAGGGCAATGCTATTGGAAGTATGAGCATCAATGACTCTGCCCAAATCAGCCATTCCCATTGTGGCTTCTTCGTTTAATTCAATCTCATGCTTTGAGGTTTTACTAAGTTCACCTTTTGCAACTTGTAATTCTTCTACTTTAAGTTTTTCATCGCTATATGCTTTTGACTTAGCATCAAAAGTTGCTTGAAGTTCTTGTAATTCTTTAGCATTCTGCTCAGGTGAGTTTGTTGCTTTTGAATAAAGTCGATCTTCCACTGTTTTTTGTGAGTTTTCTTCATCAATAGCAATCTTTTTTCTTTTATCAGCTAAATCTTGCCTTGCTTTCTCCATGTCTTTATAGGCTTGATTCTGCTTGGTTTTTTGTTCTGATATTCTCTTGTCTAAATCTTCGGAACGAGCATCATCTACAATTTTCTTAACTTCTTCTGAATATTTATCTAAATTACCAGTATGGTTCTGGAGAAGTGAATCTATCTTTAAGATGTGTTCACCATTATCATTATATTTATCTGTTAGAGAAGGTACTAGTTGTACTAATTTATCAGTTACAGTATGTAATTCAAGTGTCTTTTTAATTTTTTCTGACTCAGTTAAAGTAGTATCTTGTAAAACTGTTTTTAATTGTGCATATCGCTCAACTAAGTTATCAATAGCAACTTCCTCACCTTTGCCCATTTCAATTTGAAATGAGGATGTATCTGCTTTTGAATTTAATTGTCTTTTTGCTTCTGCGCCAATAGTTTTAAGTTGTTCGATAGTTTTTTCTGTATCAATCTTAGGAGCAAATTCAATTCCTGCCATATCCTTAAAGAATTGAATGGTTACTTTATAGTCTTCTTCAAGTTTTTTCTTTCTTTCAGGATTAGATAATGTTTCAGGACTATTGAGTTCATTTTTAATTCTTTCTACATTTTTAAGGATACTATCTATTTCTTGCGCTCTACGTTTATATTGATCAACAATTTGTGGGGCAGTTTTTGTGGCTTCTGCTATAGCGTCATTAAGTTTCCTTTGCTCTTCCGCTGCCTTTCCAGTAGATAAAGCATAAACGCCTAAACCTGCTACAAGTGCGCCAGCGATTAAATTTCCCCATCTACCTGTTAGCGCATTAGCTGTAGCACTAGCAACAACGAGTTCTTCTTCTGCCACTTTTAATGCTTTAAACATTGGAATAAGTTTGCCCAATCCAGCAGATAAGGCTGCTATTCCTAATGTCCATTCAACAGTTGAAGCATCGATTTTTTCAAATCCTGCAACCAAATTAGTACCAATATCTACAATATCTTTTAGAAATGTAGATAATCCACCTTCTCCAGTTGCTACAGAAAGACCTACTATGTGTTGTTTTAAGATTTCAAATTTCTTTGATAAAGTTTCAAGTTGGATTCCAGCATAGTCAACTGTGGAACCAGTTGACATAATTGATTGATCAAGAGCTTGAATATAAGTTGTATATTCATTAACGGAACTTGATAATTTTGCCCATTGGTACTTCCCACCTGACATTCCTTTTGCAAGTTCTTCAATGGACTTATTCGTTCCTGCTGTCTTTAGCATTACTTGTTCCAAGACATCTTTAACAGGAATCCATGAAGTTGTTCCGTCTTCTGCAACTTTCTTAACTGTAACTCCAAATGCTTCTAGTTCAGGTATGGATTTTTTTGTGTCATGAATGGAACCCAAAACAGATTTCCACATGTTCCCGATATTGCTACCTGCAAGTCCAGTAGACCTCGCAGTTGTGGTTGTAAGGGCTACAAGTGCATCAAAGTCAATTCCGACTTGTTTTGCCACACTTCCACTTCTTTCGAGTGCGGTGGCGAGGTCATTTGCTGAAACCATCGAATTATGACTGACATTTGACCAACTATCGATTATTTTACGTGAGAAAGAAAATGCTTCTGCACTATCTTTTGCAGTCATTCCAAACTGTACCATTGTGGCTTCTACATTATCTTCGTACAAAATCGCTACTTCTGTACCGTCCTATTAGAACTGCTATGTGTTTCCACACAGATGAGGTCATCTCAAAAACTTCAGCTTTACCTGTTAAGTTTCCTCCCATTTCAGATTCGCTTGAATCCTACGGCTTGCGCCTGACCGTCACACCTTCCGATTTATCGGCTTGGCTCGGTGTTGTCCTTTTTATAAAGGAGTTTCACCGAATTAGAGAGGTTTCGATATGATATTTCTATCATAAAGCCCTAAATTAAGGATTTATTAGCTTCCTCCAATGATACATTATCAACAACAGAAAGCAGTGTCGTACTATTTACAAGTTCTAAGACCGTGTTCAGATCCTTGTACTGGCGTGACCATAGTTTCGCCCCTTGTAAAATCTCATCTATACTTTGTCCGTATTTTTCAGCGATTCCAATGAAACTTAAAGATGCTTCATTTAACTTTAATTGATTGCCATGTAATTCGGGTATGGTTTGGGCAACGCCAGCCATACCACGCTCTACATCAGCGATGTTTGAAATTGTACCTTCGATGCCTCTTAAGGCTCCGAAGTATGCACCTCCAGCTACAGACCACATAGCCATTTTTTCAAAATTATGTATTAATTCGTTACTAAATGTATGTGCAGCAGCAGAAGCATTCGCTTTTAACTGTCTAACTTCTTCGTTGATTTCTTTAATTCTCTGTCTTGCATTTGGTGCCGCATGGTCTAGTTTGTTCAACTCTGTAAGTAGGTTCTTTGCAGTATTATCATCAAATAACCTACCATATTGCGATTGACCACTTTGAATGCCACGACTAATTTTCTGCTTATCAAGGTTAAAATCGGCTTCAGTGTAAACACCATCTAATGGTGATCTAGATTCAAGTGCTTTCTTTTCTTTTACGAGTGATTTAATTCTGTTTAACTCATTTTGATACCATTTTTGTTCTTCACTATCTAAAAGTCTACCTTCCTGTTGAAGTTTTTCAAAAACTTGTATCAACTTTTCATACTCTACTCTAATTAAAGAGACATTTTCATTGCTTTTTATACCTTTGAGTCCATTGTTAAGTTCAGATATATTATTATTTAATCGATTGATTTGACCCTGATTAATTCTACTGATATCTGATGATTTTGTGGCTTCTGATTCAGCCTTTTGAAGTTCTTTGATTTTAAAAATACGGTTATCAATTAATTTGGTTCCATTTTCATAATATTTATTCTCTTGATCTGTTAAGGCACGTTGTTCATCTCGTGCCTTCTTAACAATTCCAATCAATCGATCATATTGTTGAAGAAGATAATTAATCGATGTATCACTGGTTATTCCAGTTTTACCAACAGTAACTTTATTTCTTAGGTCATTTAGCTTAGTTAATTTAGATTCAGTATCTTTAATAGCATCTTGTGCAATTTTTTGCTGTTTAGCAATATCATCAACGAATGTATATCCTACAGGTTGAAATACTTTCTTAGTCGTGTTGTTTTGCTTGTCATAAAATTGAGTCCATTTCAATTGCTCTTTAACAAGTTGACCCATTTCGTTGCGATATTCAATTACTGCTGATTTAATGTTGTTGGTATTTTTATAGGTTTGTACGGTTACTTTAGCAAATTCATCTGCAGAACTTTTGATCTCATTGACTCTTTTTTGAAGGTCTTTATATCCCTCGCTACTTAAATTAGAGTCAACGTAAAACTTTTTAATTTTGGATTGTGCTTTAGCAACTTCTTCGCCTAAATTGTGAAACGAATGAGATAGGTTATCTACAGACTTACCATCTATTGATACATTTAATTTAAGATTCTTCGCTAATTCATTAATTTGCCTTTGTAATGATTGTTGTTGTTCTTTACTGTTTGGGTCTATCGCCGCACGAATGATGATTGATAAATCCTGCGTACTCATTAAAATCATCCTCTCCTTATAAAAATAAAAAGAGGATGACTTTAATCAGCCAACCTCTTACTTAATGTCTAATATTTTCTTTGCTTTTTCTGATCCTTCAATATAATCATGTAATGCTTCGCTTTTTAGTTTTTCATCAGATTTTACTCTTCCTATACTATAATTCCCATTTGCAACAATCATTTGGTTCATTGCGTGATAAAGTTCATTTTCCATTTCACTAAAGTCCTTTGTATTTTCTGAAGAATATTTCTTTTGATATATACGAATTTTTTGCAAATCGCCTTCACTTAAAAGAATTCCGTTTTTATAATTTGCATCGAGCAAGACGAATAATTCTTTAGCATCATTTAAGTACGATTCACGAATTGTTTGTTTTTGTGGAGTGGGAGACGATTGTGAAATTTGGTTGGATTGTGTTGTTTGAGTAGGTTGATTCCCACATCCGACAAGAAATAGGGTTAATAATAAAATTAAAAAGCACATTTTATTTAGCATCGTAAATTACCTCTGTAATTAGTATTTTTTACCATTATACACTAATTACAGAGGTTTATGCTACTATGCAGATATTAAATTATTAAATTCACCTAAGAGGTAGCGTTGCTTGAATTCTTCAAACTGATCAGGTGTATTATCATATTTGCTATACAAATTGTGAAATAAATCATGAACTTCATTTGTTAAACAAACACCAAGAGGATGTCTATAATGTATCTCTAAACATTTATCAACAAGAATTTTCAATTCTTCTTCTGAGTAATCACTAACTTTTACTCTTATTCCAATTCTAGTTTCTTGAAATGTTTCAAACATGATATTGCTAAATGGATATAGATGATGAATTGTATCGAATCTTTTTCCTGTAATAACACATTTATAACCACTATTCACTTTTGAGTCAATTTTCCAAGGCTCTATATAACTCCTTAAATAATTATGAATAGGTGTTATACCACCTTTCCACAAATAACAATTTTCACCTTTATTGTTCTCAATTGAACATTTTTTACAACCTGAGCCACGACTAATACTTGCATATGTCATTTTACTTTCATGACCATTATCACACAACACTTTAATTTTACTTACATTGTTCTTATAAACATTTTCTAGATCATCTAATATTATAAAACCTTTTAAAGTGAATGCTTCAAAAACAATTTTAATATCTTTTTTCTGTAATTCTGCATTCCTTAAATCTGAACATTTCTTACACCTTGTTCCTTCAAGAAAACTAATGAAATTTATTTTCCATGTATGATCATTGGGGCACACTACGCTTAATTTTTGTATAGTATCTATATATTGTTTTGATTTAAGTAAATATCCTTCTTTCTCAAATCTTTCTTTTACAAATGCGAAGTCATATTTCTTTCTTGATTCTCTAACAATTTCTATACCACAATATTTACAACCGCATCCTTGCTGTAATGAACTGTAAGTTATATCTTGTTCTCCTTCTTTTTTATGAATTTCGCAAATATAAATTAATGGTATATTAGCTCCTTCATAATTTTTGGATATTAAAGTAAGACCTTTTGATTTGAAGAAATTATAAATATACTCATAGTCATACTTAACATTTCCAGCACAATAAGGGCATCCCGCACCTTGTAGCAACTCAGAGAATCTAATTTTTGTTTCTTTTTCTGGATGTTCAGGGCAGATATATCTCATTGGTGTTTGGTTATTTTTATATTCTCTTTCCAAAAGGACATAATTTCTTTTCTCAAATTCACTTTTCACTTCTTCAAAAGTATATTTGATGTTACCTGCACAATAAGGACATCCGTATCCTGTTTTAAAATTATTCCAATGTATACTTAATTCTTTATCTGGATGATAAGGACATCTGTATCTCATTTTTGTTTTTGCATTAACATATTCAGTTTCTAATAATTCATAATTACGCTTACTAAATTCAATTTTAACAAACTCAAAGGTTATTTTCTTTCCCATCATTAACCATCTCCTTTATTTTCCATCTCCATTATGTATAAAAATAGCAGGAGAAAGTGCGGAGATGGATGCACTTTAAATTGAGGTAGCTAATCTCAATCTCTCCTGTCTGAATTAAATATACCATGAATTAACTATTCTGTAAATACATTATTAATGATATTTTTATATTTATAATACACCACTAAGACAATAAGCAGGTATTCCTGCTCAATTCTATTAGGGGAGTATTAACCGAATATTTTATTCTTCTCTTCGGCAAAGTCACGCAAATCATAGTGAGCTATGGTGGTTGCAACATTTTCGTGATGGGCTACAAACTTGGAGACTAATGCGATATCCACCTTTTTGACTTCAAGTAGATAAGTAACACAACTTGCTTTAAACAAGTGAGGATTTATTCTACGTCCGAGAATGTCAGTTAATACATTCGCACAGAAATCATCAGCCCATGATTCAGACATTGGTTTGATTTCTCCATTATATTTAGTTGTAAATATGTATTCATGATCATATCCACGTTTCTCTACCCATAACTTCATATATTCTAAAGCATCAGTATTCACCATATACGCTTCTCTCTTGCCGTCAACACTCTTACCCTTCAAACGAATGATGTGGCTCATGATATAACTCTGACCTTCGGGAATGGGGTAAGAGAGAATTTCGGTTTTAAATTGAGGAATTTCTGCACGTCTAGCACCTGCATTAAAGGCTGTTGCAGTCCAAGCCATACCTAGATAGTTTTCATCTTCACGTAAAGTATCCATCATTAATTGATATTCTTCATATGAGATTTTAACCTTATTGTAAACTTTATTTTTAGGTATACTTGGAAGACCTCGTGTAAAGTTTCTGAAACTTTTATAGATTGGATCATCATCTGACACAATATTCTCTATGTAATTATTTAAACTACTAACTGCTGCTTTTTTAAATGCAATTCCGCTAGAAGACATACCTCGATTTTGCAAATAACTTATATATCTTAAGAAGTCACGCTTACTAATTTTCTCAATGGGCTTATCATTCAATACTTCATGCACCCAAAAATAAAACTGATACAAACCTGACTTGTACTGTTTAAGTGACTTAGGGGAGAGAGTCCCTTTGTTGATATCCAAATATTCATGTACTAAGTCTCTATGTTCTTTTCTAATCTGACTAAACATAGCCTCTGTCACTTCTGGCAACTTTAAGGCACGTTCTCTGAGCATATTCATTTCGATTTTCTTTGTCATATATTCACCTCCTTATTTCGTATCAATCCCTTGTCTATTTAGCCCCTTCTCTAGAGCCTTTTTCGCTAATCCCTTTTCATCCAGTTCCCTCGCAGTCTCCTTATGAAAGGGTCTTGGATAAGGCTGCATCTTGTAAATTTCAGATCCTTTCCAATCGTAATTGATTCCCTCTTCTACAATTGCAGCCACATCTCTATATGGGGCATTTCCATAATCATCTATGTTATTTCTTGTATTCCTTATCACCAACTCACCATCATCAATCAATCCGGTATGAATGTTTTCATCATCAATCAATCCACCATCACTCATATGTCTAACATAAGGTTCTTTGGCGTGAGATGTGTATTTATCGTATACTTCCGTTTGAATAACATCCTTCATCGTCTCTCTTGCTTGATGTGAAACCTCTTGTTCAAGTGCATTGTTGATCTTCTGAGTTAGGTATTTCTCTAAATCAGTAAGACTCTTAAATTCAGGCATGATCTACATCAACTTCTTGTTCTTCTTCCTCATCCTCAATTTGCAATTCACTGTCTTTCTT